AATTATTTTATTATATTTGTGATATGAAAATAGGTAATATAATATCACACGAAACAGTAACAATAAACAAACACTTTAACATATTCAAAAAATATGATGAAGTTAAAAATGAGTTACCTACACTTATCATAGGTCTAGAAAATATAAAACAAAGTGGTAAAGATTTTAAATTTACAAATAGAAAAATAAATGAAAATCTATTTTGGACATTTTTAAAATCAGAAAGAAGAACATTATTCGAAGAAGACTTATTTTATTTTGTTGAATATTGTTATAAAAGATTAATTTTTGAAAATGAGTATGTTTTTATAGATTTAATCTTAAGCAGTAAAGATTTTTTAAAGAACTTTTTTATTGATTTAGAATCAAAAAAGGACATAAACATTTCTTTTGTCAGTGATTTCATGATATATATTTTGTCTAAAAATAAAATTTATGGGGTTAACCTAAATCAAATCGATTTTATAGGGGGTGACAGAAAACTATTTATACATAATATAAAATTATGGTCAAACGTATTTTTAACACATGAAGATATATTTATAAAGTACAAGAACAAACTAAGTATGTTTAATGATGAAATAAAATACATACCCCTCTTATACCTTATAGATAAAAATGAATAGAAAACCCTTAATAGCCTCTTTTATTTTCCCAGAAAGATTAGATTGGTTTTTAGAATATTTAGAAGAAAAATTTAATATACCAAAAGACAGAATCTTTGTTTTTAAAATTCTAGATGATGAATCAAAACTTATGGTAACGTTTAAATTTATAAACAAAACCGATAGAAAAGTTAATTTTAAAAGATTATTTCCAGATGCAATACAAATACATAAAAAAGGTACTTGTATATATACAATAAATGCATTAAATAAATTAATAGAAGAAACTAGTGATATGGACCTAGGTAATATTAATTACAAATCAATCAAAATAAATTGGGACGAATATCAAGATAAGTTAATTATACTAAAAAATAGAAACTTATATCTATACGACATAAATCGTATTTTTTAATCAATTTCTTATATTTATATATAAATAATGTTTATTAAAATAATATTACAATGAAAAAAGAAAACGTAAAAAAAGCAATAGATACCTTCTTAGATAATGAAGAATCTCAAAATGATGATGTTGTTATCAAACAAGATAAGAGCATAGTTGAAAGAATCAACAAAAAAATAATAACTGAAGATGGTAGACAACTATTAACGTAATGAAAAAGGAAATAAAAAAATTAATCAACGAAGAAGTTGAAAAATTTAAAAAACTACACGAATACAACTTCTACACAGAAGCAGATAACCTAATATTAGGTAACATAGAAGAACAAGATGATGAAGATGAAGAAAACCAGGAGGTAGAAGATTTTTTTGACGCTGGAGAAGAAGAAGAGACAGAAGAATTAGATACAATGGGTCCAGATGATTCAGAAGAAATGGTTCCAGATGATTCAGAAGAAATGGTTCCAGATGATTCAGAAGAAATGGATATGGATTCTGGAAGTGATGAAACAGTTGAGTTAGATGTAACTCAATTAGTTAAAGGCTCAGAAGAAGCTAAACAAAGTGCTGACCAAGCAAACGAAAAAATAGATAGTCTATTAAGTATGGTTAGTAAATTAGAAAATCAGCTAAAATCAATGGAACAAATTTCATCTAAGATAGATTCTTTAGAAACAGAATTAGAAAAAAGAGCCCCTACTCCAGATGAAAAAATAGAAATGCGTTCATTAGATTCTTATCCATATTCAGTTAAATTAACCGATTTTTGGTCTTCACAAGAAGGTCAATATGATATTATGGATAAAGAAGAGGAAGAACCAAAAGAATACGTTTTAACACAAGATGATGTTGATTCAGACTATTCAAACCCAGATATTAAATCATCATTTGAAGAAGAAGACATAGATTTACAATAATTTTTTATTTTTTTTTATTAATTATTGTTTTTATATATTAAAGCACTATATTTGTATACACATAATTTTTTTATAACATAAAGCACAAAATTTTAAAATGGCAAATTATTTAGATTATTTAGACGAATACAAGAAAGGTATTCAAAAAAACAACACAGGTAAGAAAACTTACGACTTAAAAAATTACTTTAACACTTATCTACCAGATGGTGTTAATTCAGTAACCAAGACTATTAGAATATTAAAGTATGATGTAACTGATAAAAAATTTTGGGGAGAGGTACACACACACAAAAAAGAAGTTGAACCAGGAAAATGGAGAACATTCACATGTATCAAACATGAAAACGATGAAGATTGCCCTTTCTGTGATACTAGAAAAATGCTACTTGAAACTGGTAAAGATTCAGACAGAGAATTAGCTAAAAAGTTTTCAGCAAGAAAAATGTATGTATTAAAAATAATTGACAGAGACAAAGAACATGAGGGTGTTAAATTTTGGAGATTTAACCATTCATATGATAACTCTGGTACATTAGATAAAATACTATCAGCAATCAATGCGGCAGGTGAAGATATTATAGATTATGAAAATGGTAGAGATTTAAAAATTGAAATCAAAAGAAATCAATTGAAAAAACCAGCTATTAATTCTATTAACTACGCTCCAAACAAAACCAAACTTTCTGATGACCCAGAATTAATGGAAAAATGGTCAAGCGATGAAAGAACATGGAGAGATGTTTACTCAATCAAAAATTATGATTATTTATCAATTATTGTAATGGGTAAAACTCCAATGTGGGATAAAGAAGAGGAGAAATATGTTGCTAGAGAAGATAAAGAGGCAAAACAAACAAAAGAATACGATGACTACGACTCTGAATTAACAATGGGTGGTGGTCAACAAGATAAAGAAACATTATCAAATGGTTCTACCAAAGATTTAAAAAATACTGAAACTAAAACTTTGGAGAAAAAAGACGATGATTTCGATGACCTTCCTTTTTAATTAATTTAATTTAACAAGATTGGGTGGATTAATTTCCACTCAATCATTTTTTTAAAAAAGTTTTATAAAAATGGCGAAGAAACCACCAAAAAAAATATCAAATAAAAAATTTGATTTAAGTAAATTTAAAAAAGACAATGGTTTTAATACTGTTGTAAAAGAAAAAGATTTAACATGGATTCCGCTATCTGATGCGTTCCATGAAGCCTTAAAAATACCAGGTCTTGCTAGAGGTTACTTTACGTCTTTTAGGGGTTATAGTAATACTGGAAAATCAACAGCTATATACGAAGCAGTTGCTGGTGCTCAAAAGATTGGTGACTTACCAGTTATTATTGAAACAGAAGGCAATTGGTCATGGGAACATGCAAAAAATGTTGGGGTACAATTTGAAGAAGTTATTGACGAATCCACAGGTGAGGTAATAGATTACGAAGGCGATTTCTTATTTATGAATGGGGATGATTTATTGAATAAATTTAAATGTGTTGATTATTCAAATAGTAAAGAAGGTACAAAAGCGTTAAGAAGCGAACCAATAATAGAAGATGTTGCTAGATTAATGACTGAATTACTAGATATGCAAGACAATGGTGATTTAGATAGAAATTTATGTTTTCTATGGGATTCAGTAGGTTCAATAAATGGATTTAAATCTGTTATGTCTAAATCAAACAATAATCAATGGAACGCAGGTTCAATGGAAACAGCATTTAAGTCACTAACAAATCATAGAATTCCAGCTTCAAGAAGACAGGGTAAAAAATATACAAATACTTTTGCGGTTGTTCAAAAAATATGGCTTGATAATGAAAATAAAGTAGTTAAACATAAAGGTGGTGAAGCATTCTTTTATGCACCAAGAGTAATTGTACATTTTGGTGGTATACTATCGCATTCAACAAGTAAACTAAAAGCTATATCTGGTGGAGAAACCTATCAATTTGGTATAGAAACAAGAGTTAGATGTGAAAAAAATCAAGTTAATGGTATTGAAGAACATGGTAAATTAGCTTCCACATCACATGGTTATTGGAATCCTAAAAAAATTGATGAGTACAAGAAAACTCATAAGAAATATATTTTAGGTAAACTAAACACAAACTTAGATGATTTTTCGATTGAAAAAGAAGAACAGTCATTTGACAATGCTGACCTTTTTCAGTAATTCACTAACCCTACAATCAAGTTAAATATGAAAAGATTGCCACCAAAAAACAGGTTGGTAAATAAAATCAAAAACACCCTTCTTGTCGATGGTAATTCATTGTACAAGAGGGGTTTTATTGGTGCTAGAAACGAATATAATTCAAAAGGTGAACACATAGGTGGTACATACCAATTTATAACCGTATTAAGGAAATTATTAAATGATAATTTATACCACAATTGTTATACATTTTGGGATGGTGAATTTTCTGGTAAATTAAGATGGGAAATATATAAAGATTATAAAAGTGGAAGGGGTAAAGATTATATAAACGGAACCAAGCCAGACGATATAGAAGAAGTATACCAAAGAAAAGTTGTATTCAATTATCTAGAAGAGTTATTTATTAGACAATTAACTGATGATAAAGTTGAAAGTGACGATTTTATTGCATATTATTGTAAACTAAGAAAGAAAAGTGAGAATATTACTGTCATAACTAACGATAGAGATTTATGTCAGTTAATAGATGATAACGTTAGGGTTTACCTTTTGGATTTAAAGACTTATGTAGATAAAAACACCTTTAAATACTTTTTTGATTACCACTATACAAATGTTGTACTTGTTAAAATGCTTTGTGGGGACAATAGCGATAGCATTAAGGGTATAAAACGAGTTGGGGTTGGTACTTTATTAAAACACTTTCCAGAGTTAAAAAAACAGCAAGTTTCACTTGATGAAATAATTAATAAAGCTAAAGTTATTCAAAAAAGTAGAGTTGATTCTAAAAAGAAACCTTTACAAGCTTTAGATAATATAATAAACAAAATAACTGATGGAATACAAGGGAAAAAAATATATGAAATTAATAAAATTTTAATAGATTTATCAAACCCTTTGTTAACCGAAGAATCAAAATACAATTTCAACGAATTAATAACATCAAAATTAAGTGAAGATGATAGAAGCATAAAGAACGCTTATAAGATGTTAAAAAAAGATGGAATTGATAAAGTAATTGGAGAAACAAGATATAAAGAATATCTATTACCTTTTAAAAAATTAATGGAAAGGGAGAAAAATAATAATATTTAACTTAATTTTTTACAGATGAACAAAAAAAGAAAACCCAATTTTTGGGATAACTACCGATTTGAATTTACGTTGTATATTAACGAGAAAAAAGAAAGAGAAGAAAATAACAGACCAATAATTTGTCAAAGATATTTTAACGTTCGACACTTTAATAAGGAAGTTATTAATTCATTAGAAATGAAAGAACTAATGGATAATTTAGTTGGTATGAGTTCTCAACCAATGGGGTTAATCCCATCTTATTTAAAAGACATTTCCGAAAATTACATATGGAGAAATTATAAGTATTTCAGATATTATGCTAAAGAAAGTGAAGATAGTTTTAAAAATGAAGATATTTTTACATTCGAATTAAAAGTTGATAAAAAAGTTGTTGCTAGAAGTATTTTTTCTGGTAATTGGTTCCCTACCGAGGTTAGGTACGCAGTAAATATTAAAAAAATAATTCCTAAGATAATTAGTGAGATTGAATACTACTTTAGTTTAGATGAGTACGAAACCGAATATGAGGGTTACAATTTAAAATTTAACAAAGTTTGAATGTAATTTTAGTTATTACTTAATATTTATAATAAACAGTAAAAATGGGCATGATAAGCAAAAATAACTTAGGTTATTTAGGGCAGGATTTTCAGTATAGGTTAATACAGCAGGTGACACTAGATAGAAAGTTCGGAGAGTCAATTATAGACATTCTAAAACCAAATTATTTTGAAAATATATTCTTAAGAACTGCATGTGCTAAAATAAAAGATAATTATGACGAATATGAAGCAATACCAGATATAAATGATTTAGAATCGATAATTTTAGGGGATGTTAATGATGAAATAGACTTAGGTTTTCAGAAAGAAGAATTCCAAAAAATTAGGAATGCTGAACAAAATAATTCTTGCCGAATACAAGACACTTCAATGAAGTTTTGTAAACAACAAGAATTGAAAAAATCAGTAAGAAAGATTCAGAAAATAATTGACAATGGTAACTTAGATGATTACGCACAATGTGAGGATATTTTAAAAAAGGCATTAGAAGTTGGTTCGCTTAAAGACGATGGTATTGATGTTTTTAGTGACCTAGAATCAGTAATGACCGATGACTTTAGAGACCCTATACCAACTGGCATCAATGGTCTAGACGGATACATGGATGGTGGGTTAGCCAAAGAGGAGTTAGGTGTTATTTTAGCTCCATTTGGTGTGGGTAAAACTACCTTAGTGACTAAAATGGCTAACCATGCTAAAAATATTGGTAAGAATGTACTACAAGTATTTTTTGAGGACAACCCTAAAGTTATTCAAAGAAAACATTTAACTTGTTGGATGAATGGTAAATACACCCTAAATGAGTTAAACGAAAATAGAGAGGAAGTTTTAGTTACTGCAAACATACAGAAACAACGTCCAGGTATAATAAAACTTAAGAAATTCCCTAGTGACGGCACGACTATACCGCATATAAAGCAGTACATAAAAAAATTGATTTCTACAGGTTTTAGACCAGACATACTATTTTTAGATTATATCGACTGCGTTCAACCCTCAAAAGAATTTAAGGATGTATACGCTGGAGAGGGTAATGTAATGAGACAATTTGAAACTATGTTATCAGATTTAAATATCGCTGGATGGACAGCTATCCAAGGTAATAGAAGTTCAATAAATGCCCCAACAGTTGATTCAAGTATGATTGGGGGTTCTATCAAAAAAGGTCAAATAGGGCATTTTATTTTATCAATTGCCAAAAGTTTAGAACAAAAGGAAACAGGTAAAGCTAATATGGCTATTTTAAAATCAAGATTCGGTAAAGATGGTATTGTATTCGATGACATAACCTTTAATAATGGCAACTTGGTAATTGATATAAACAAGGAAAGTATGGGTGGTAATACGTTTTTTGAGGCAAAAATAATACAAAATGGTAGAGAACAAGACAGAATTACAGAAATGATAACAGAAAGAAATAATAATCGACAATAATAATATAAAAATATAATATAATATGTATTTAAAAAATTCAGATACCGAAAAAAGATATTCAATATTCCCAATCAAGAATCAAGATTTGTGGGACGATTACAAGGCGGCTGAGAAACAGACTTGGGTAGCCGAGGAAGTAGACCTCGCTCAAGACAATTACGATTCACTATCAGCTGATGAGAAATTTTACCTAAAGAATATACTTGCATTTTTTACAATTTCAGATGGGTTAGTTATTGAAAATTTATGTGACAATGTAATTGATAACGTTGACATACTTGAGGCTCAGTATTATTACCAACATCAAATGTTTATTGAGCAAGTTCATGCCAATGGGTACTCCTTACTTATCGACACTTACATAAAAGACAATAAAGAAAAAGATGAATTATTTAATTCTATGGTAACGAATCAAGCAGTAAGAGATAAAGCGGAATGGGCTGAAAATTGGTTAAGTAGCGGCACTTTTGCTGAAAAACTAATAGCATTTGCATGCGTTGAAGGCATTGCATTTTCATCTGTATTTGCAGGTGTATTTTGGTTTAGAAGTCAAAATAAAATGCAAGGTTTAGGTGAGATGAATGAATTAATTTTACGTGACGAAACTTCACATTACGAATTTGCTCTAAATATGTTCACGAACTATATTAAAGATGAGCACAAACCATCAAAAGATAGAATTAGAGAAGTAATATTATCTTGTTTCGAAACAGAGAAAAAATTTGTTGAAGAAAGCTTACCAAACGGATTGCAAGGATTAAAAAAAGAAATGATGGTTGAATACGTTGAATTTGTTACTGATATCGTATTAAATGACTTCATAGGAGAAACTAATTTTAACACTAGAAATCCTCTTGATTTTATGAAGAAAATAGGTCTTTCAGCTAAACACAACTTTTTTGAAAGAAGAACAGGAGGTGGATACACACGTGTTGATATTCCAACATCTAATGAGGGTATATTTGATGATGACTTTTAGTGTATTCTATCAACATTAATTTAAAAATAAAATAAATACGTTTAAAAATATGAAGATTACCAAGAGAAACGGAAAGACACAACAGTTCTTACCAAACAAAATTTTAACTAGATTAAAACAACAATCTAAAGGTCTTAAAGCTAATGCAGACAAGTTGTTTCAAAGAGTTATTCCACACATAAAAGATGGGATAACAACAACTGATATTGATGAGATTATCGCTTTTCAATCAGCTAATTTACAGATTGAACACCCCGATTACTCTGTCTTAGGTGGTCGAATTTTAATTTCACGCCAAGCAAAATTAATTGGCGTTGAAATGATGGATGTTGATTTTCTATTCGATACATTTGCTGCGAGTACATTTTTACTTAAATATTCAAAGAAAGATAATAGTGGGAGACCAATTGAAATCCCATCTATGATGTATAAGAGAGTAGCAAGACATCTATATGGTGATTCAGATGAATCTAAATCTAAGTATAATACATTACTAAATGAATTGTACCAAAAGAAAATTAATTTTGCAACTCCTATTCTATCTAATAGTGGAGTAGAAGGTCGAAATGGAATGATTTCTTGTAATTTAACAATGTTGAAAGAAGATTCTATTGAAGGTATAAATGAAACCCTAAATAAAATTTCTCATGGCTCTAAAGAAGGTAGCGGTATAGGGTTATGTATTGACAAATTAAGAAGTGAACAAAGTATCGTTTCTTCTTTCAAAGGCAATGCAGCAGGTGTAGTTCGTTTTGCGGATATGGTTCAAAGTCACATGAGATTTTATAAACAAGGAAATAGGGCAGGTTCTTGTGCTTTGTATTTATCTACTTGGCATAGGGATATCTTACCATTCCTAGAATTAAGGTTACCAATCGGAGAAGAAAAAAACAGAACAAGGGACTTGTTTACTGCGGTAACCATTGATGATGTGTTCATGAATTGTTTGTTAGAGAATAAACCATATTACACTTTCTGCCCAAATGAAATAAAAAAACAAGGTCTTAAACCTTTATACAAGTGCTGCGGTGAAGAGTTTAAATCGGTATATAAAAAAGCGATTGAGTTGGGTATAGGACATGAAGTTTCTGCTAAAAAGATTTGGGATGCTATTATACGAAGTCAAGTAGAGAGTGGTACCCCTTATGTTTTATTCAAGGATAATGCCAATAAAAGGAATATGCAATCAAATATTTCCATTATTAACCAGAGTAACTTATGTATTGAAATACTGCAAGCTAGTAAGTCAGAATATACACCACAATGTACCTTAGCATCTATAAATTTAGCAGAACATATAAATTTAGAATCGATATCAAAATCAACAAAGGTATTAGTAAGGGCGTTAAACCAAGTAATAAATAAAAATAAATGGTCTGACGAATGGTCAGAAAATGCAGGTCTTGACCAGAGAGCCATTGCTATTGGGGTTGCAGGTTTAGCCGATTTTTTTGCTAAAAGACATATTTCTTTTGAGTCCGATGAAGCTAAGAAATGGAACGCAGATATATTTGAAACTATGTACAAATCAGCTTTAGAAGAATCACACAAACTCGCACAAGAAAGTGGTTATTCTTACCCTGCTTGGGATGGTTCACCATATTCTAAAGGGGAGACTTATATTGAAGGATGGAGCCCCTTACCACAAGGCGAACCAATTCCAATGAAAAATTCATTACTTATTGGATTGATGCCAACCGCAAGTTCTGCAATACTACTAGGTGCATTTGAATGTTTTCAACCATTAGATTCAAATGTTTTTACCAGAATGGTAGGTGACGGAGAGTTTCTTGTTGTAAATAAATATCTTGTTTACGAGTTAGAAGAATTAGGGTTATGGGATGATAATATGCGTGATAAAGTTGTTGCCAACGGAGGTTCTATTCAAAACATATCCGAAATTACACAAGATATAAGATACCGATACAAAACAGTCTGGGAGATTTCTCAAAAGAAACTGTTAGATTTATCTGTAATTAGAAACAAATTTGTTGACCAATCACAAAGTTTAAATGTATATCACGCAGAAGCAAAGTATAGTAAAATAAGTTCTGCACTGACATATGCTTGGAAAAAAGGGCTTAAAACTGGAGTATATTACACTCGTAGTCAACCAAAATTAGAGAAGAATAAAAAACTTTCCGCTTCATCTAACGAAAAGAAGATATCACAAAAACCTAAAGATAGTATGTTTGTTTGTGAAGGTGGTTGCGATGCATAAAACACCACTAAGGTACATTATAAAAAAAAAGAAAATTAATTTTCTTTTTTTTTTATTATTTTTAATAAAAAATAAAATTTTGTAATAATCTTACATATTTATATTACACAAAATTAAATTTTATGAAAGTTATAAAAACATTAATATTACTACTACTAGTAAATTTATCCTACGGGCAAACGTATAAGAAATTTATCAAAAATTTTTATGTAGACCAATATAACGAAATTATATGTGACCTACCAGGTAATCTAAAGATTGAACTATGGGATAAATCTAATTGCCAAATAATTTTAGGTGTTAAGTTAAAAACAGAAAAAGAATCTGTTGTCGAATATATTATTAAACAAAATAGATATACTATCGACATAAATAAAGATGTTTTAGAAACATATATAAGTTTACCAAACACAAAAAATGTTATTATCATAAACGGAATCACAATGGAAGAAGATTTTATCACAATAATAAGGATACCTAAAGATGTGTATGTAAGAAAAAGAAAGGAAAATTTATTTCAATAAATCATATTTATATATAAATGATAAATTATGGCAGACCCAGGTACATTTATTAATATAGCGTTTCCTTTTAGGCAAAGCGATAAAGGTGATTTCGTTAAATTAAACGCTTCAGACAAACAGGCAATAAAAGCTGATTTGATGCATTTAGTTTTAACTAGAAAAGGTGAAAGATTATACTTACCAGATTTTGGAACTGATTTACTAAGATACATTTTTGAACAAAATGATTCAGCAACACATAGCGATATAAAAATTCATTTAAATGATGTAATCAAAAGATACATGCCAAATCTACAGGTTAATGAAGTAGATGTTCAAATTAGTGAAAACAGTGAGTATAGAGCAGTAGTTAAAATAGATTATACTGTAACAGATGGTGTTTTTTCTGACACTGATTTCGTTATTATTGAAATATAGATAAGTAAAACTGTATTTTTTCTAATTTTTAATTATTATTATATTTATATAATATATAAGAATACTAGTATCAAAATACTTATCCATGTCAAAAAAAATCAATTATTTTAGTAGGAATTTTGCAGATGTAAGGCAAGAATTAATAAGTTTTGTAAAACAGTATTACCCAGCAATTTTTAACGATTTTAATGATGCTTCTGTAGGTATGATGTTATTGGAACTAAACGCTGCCGTAGGTGATATGTTATCATTCCATACTGACAGGATGTTTCAAGAAACGCAAATAGATTTTGCGCAAGAAAAAAGTTCTGTTCTCTCAATGGCTAGAACATTTGGTTTGAAAATACCAGGCAAAAGAGCATCAGTTACAATTGCAGATTTTTCAGTTGTAGTACCAGTTTTAGGGGATACATTTGATGTATCCTATGCTCCAATTATTGTAAGAGGCGCACAAATAAGTGGAGCTGGAAAAGTATTTGAAACTAGTGAAGATATAGATTTTTCATCACCATTTACAGTAGGGGGTGTACCAAATAGGTTAGTAATCCCAAATCTTGATAATAATAATAATATTATCAACTATACACTTACAAAGAGAGAATTAGTAATAAATGGTGTAACCAAAATACAATCAAGAATTGTAACCAATTCAGATGTTAAACCATTTTTAGAAGTTATACTCCCAGACGACAACGTATTATCGATAAATTCTGTTGTAGCTTTAGAAGGTACCGATTTTACAACCAACCCAACAAATGCTGATTTTTTTAACGAAGATGATAGATGGTATGAAGTAAATGCACTAGTAGACGATATAGTTTTCATCTCAGACAACACTAAATTAAGTGATAATGCTACCGTAAAACCTGGTAAATTCAAAAGAGTTAACCAAAGATTTATAAAAGAATTCACCGACAATGGATTTTGTAAACTTATTTTTGGTGGTGGAACCGAAGATATAAGTTCACTATGTGATTTTGATGTTAATAAATCGCTTGTTAATAGAATAGGAGATTTTATAAATAATACTTCACTAGGTTTAACACTTAGTCCTAATAAAACTCTATTTATATCTTATAGAGTTGGTGGTGGAGCCGACACTAATATAGGACCAAACACACTTAAAAATATAAATAATATAATACTAAACGTTAATGGTCCAAATGCTACAACCAATCAACAGGTTATAAATTCAGTTACTGTTACAAATCCACTACCAGCTTTAGGTGGAAAAAATGAACCATCAGTCGAAGAAATTAGAAACTTAGTTAGATATAATTTTTCATCACAAGAAAGATGTGTAACAATAGAAGATTATAAAACTAGAATAGCATTAATGCCTGGTGAATTTGGAGTTCCATTTAGAAATAATGTAATCGAACAACAAAATAAAGTAGTTGTTTACACACTTACGCTAGACGAAAATAGTAAATTAAGTACCAAATCAACAAGTACGCTTAATGATAATATATCAACATACTTATCAGATTATAGAATGTTAAATGATTACATTGAAGTTACAAATGGAAATGTATATAATTTAGGGTTTGAAATAGATTTATTTGTTGATAAACAATTTTCACAATCTGAAATAATATCTGAAACCATAACAAATGTTATCAATTATTTTAATATAGAAAACTGGGGTATGGGCGATAATATTTATATAGCTCAATTAGTAGAACAAATAAATAACGTTCCAGGTGTATTAAATATTGTAGATTTAAGGGTATATAATAAAGTAGGGGAAGGTAGATATTCAGCTAACGAAATACCTCAACCATATGTTAGTGACGAAACTAGACAAATAGATTTATTAGGTGAATATACATTATTTGGTGACCCTGTAGGTATGTTTGAAATTAAATTTCCAGAAAAAGATGTTATTGTTAGGGTGAAGTAAATAAAACTTCACTTTTTAATTTTTTTTACTTATTAAGATAGTAATAAAAAAATAAAATTATGGGATGTAGTAAATGTAAAAATAAAAAAACAACGAGTAATCAAAACGAAAAATTAAATGAAAATGACAATTCTTTAGCAAAGAGTTTTTTAGTTATTTTAACCAAATCATTATTATTTATGATTACTAGCGTTATATTAACAATAATTGTTATACCTTTTTCAATTTATTTATTATTTAAAGCGATATTTCTTAATTCAAGTATCGACACATCATTAATGATGGAAGGGGTTAAAAAAATGATAAGTAAAGACCCAATAATAACAGAAAAAAATTCTTCACAATAAAGAATGTCTGATAATATTAGAATAAGAACAACACCTGGTGGTGATAATAATTTTTTAAAGGTCAATATAAATCAAAAATTTGATTTTATAGAGATACTTTCTTTAAAAATATCACAAAATGATGCTTACAAAAGGTTTTGTTCAGATTATGGAGTTGTAGTAGGTAGAGTTATAGTTAACAACGGTGTTGGTGTACCAAATGCGAAAGTATCAGTTTTTATACCAATAGATGAAGAGGATAAATTAGACCCAGACATATTTGGGTTATACCCATTTGAAACCGTTACTGACACAAATTCAGATGGTATACCGTATAATTTATTACCAAATAACTCAAAAGGTAAAGATGATTGTTTTACGGTTATAGGTACTTTTCCGTCAAAAAGAGAAATACAAGACAACGATAATCTATCAAAAATATATAGAAAATACTATAAGTTTACAACCACAACAAATAATTCTGGTGATTATATGTTATTTGGTTTACCAGTTGGTACCCATTTTCTACACTGTGAAGTTGATATATCAGATATTGGGTTTTTGTCTCAAAAACCGTATGAATTAATCACACAAGGTGGTACTGCCAATAACTTTAAATCAGCCAGCAAATATAAAAATAGACTAGATAGCACAAGTCTAAGTCAACTTAAAAAGTTTTCACCAATTAGTGTTAATGTACAACCTTTTTGGGGTGATTTAGACCAATGCGAAGTAGGTATAACAAGAAACGATATTGATTTACAGTTCAGTATTAACCCAAGTGCTTTATTTACAGGTTCAATATTTACGGATAGTGGTAAAAATACAGTAACAAAAAAATGTTTACCAAGACCTAGAATTGGAGAACATGACCAACTTTCAACTGGTGCTGGAACAGTTGAAATGATAAGAAAAACTAGAAATGGTGAAATTGAAAGATTTGATATAAACGGAGGTGAAGTAATCGATGATGATGGTACATGGAATTATTTAATTCCTATGAATTTAGATTATATTACAACATCTGAAGAAGGTGATTTAGTACCAACAAATGACCCAACTAAAGGTATACCAACTAGAACCACAACTAGATTTAGAATTAAAATAAGAAATAGTAACGGAGCATATTTAGTACCAAACAACCCAGAAAATAAAGCATCAACAGATTATTCATTTGACCAAAGTACAAAAGATGAAAGTTTTGTTGATATATATTGGAACGAAATATATTCTGTAAAAAATTATATACCTAGAATACAACAAACTAACGCAAATGATTTGGTCGAAGAGTTCACTGGTATAAAAGATGTAGATAGCGGTTCAGCCCTTCAATTTCCGTTTAATAAAATAGGTATAAATATAAACCCATTATTTGCTATAATATGTGTCTTTTTAAATATATTTGTTTTAATAGTAGGACTAATAAACGATATAATTATAAATGTAGTAAATTTTGTTTTATCAGTAATAAATGAGGTATTAAGAGCCATATGCATAATTACAGTTATAATTGGAGATATTATAAGTGTTTTTGGTGCTGACCCTTGTGATATATGTTTACAACCAGAAAGATGTAGACAACTTGGGTCATGTTCAGCGGCATGTAATTGTGATTTAATACCTTATGTACCATATATATATCTTGATTGCGATGGGGAAAAATATGTAATAGGTTTACTTGCAAGATTACCTGTAGCTTTACAAGCAACACAATATTCTGTAAGTGGTGTAGACCCACTTTCTGCTGATGCTTGTACAAATAATAATAACACACCGATAAATTATAGTTTTTACTATGTTGGGAACAATACAGCCCCAACAAATGATATTGATGCATCCGCTGGATGGCTAGATTGTCAAGCACGTTTATTAGTAGAGTCTTTAAATCTTATTCAATTTGATTTTTATAATGATTGGGTAAATGGAACACTATATTCTTTTCAATTTGATATTTCTAATGACAGAAATAGATTTTGTGATATAGATGATACTAACAACCAATTTGGACCAATAAAACCACCAACATTCATAAGAGATACTTGTACTTTATCCTCACCAATAGAAGATAAAATGAATATATGTGACAAAGACACAAGTGCAGGTCAATGTGGTTTAACTGTTAAAACTTTAGAAGGTATAATAAAAAAGTTTGATGACATTTTTTATTATGCACCAAAATCACATAGCGGAAATAAGTTTTTTGCGACAGATATAATTAATTTAGGTTCAATGGTAGATTGTAACTGGAGAGGTACACCAAAAATATATCCTTTCTTACTTGATACGTCATTTAATATACCATCTCTTAGTCCAGAACGAGAAGACCCAAATGACTTTTCATCCGATATAATTGAAACTGGGTTTGACACTTTTTTAAGTAATGCCAACCCATATTTAGTCGCAGATATAGGATGTTTTCCAGTTGCATTTATTTTTACAAATCTAAACAGCTGCGTTAATATAAGAAGATTTTGTGAGTTAGGTGCTGGGTTAGATGAAAAAAGAGGAAATGGTTCACCAGTAAACAACAGAATAGATAATGATGATGTTGATGCAGAATTTGTTAGAGGTGCTTTTGCTTATTTGAATGGATTACCAGATTTTGAAGGCGTTAAATTCGATAAGATAACTAGTTCTGATTTTGGTGAAGATAATGGTGAATACTATGAAGTTTTTAGAGACCTTAAAACACAAAATAGATTAGGAGAAAGGAGTAGTTCTTTTTATTTCTATTTCGGATTAAATAAAGGTAAAACAAGTTACGATAAAATATTAAAAAACTTTTTCCCAGAATGCGAACCAGAGATTGAAAATGATTTTGTGATTTTAGGTCAAGTAACACAGGAAGATGATAACACTCCTACACCTACTGGAGAAATAGATATACAAATCGTAAACGGTTTAGCACCATATGATGTAACTTGGACAGGACCTAATCAATATAGTAATAATATTATAAACTATCAGCAAGACACACAAACAATAAGTAATTTATTTGTTGGCACATATAATGTAACAGTAATTGACAGTTTAAATAGGTTATCTACTAGGTCTTTTTATGTTCCAGGTCCAATAGCTGTAAATTGCTCTTTACAAACAACACCATTAACAACATCAATATCAAATGATGGGGAAATATTAGTTTCAATTTTCAATGGTACAGCACCTTTCAGTATAACATTAGTAGATGATAACACTGGTTTGACAGGAGGTACTGTTTCAAATACATATAACACCTCAAATACTTTTTTATCATTAGGTCCAAGTACATATACTGTTACTGTTACAGATAGTTTAGGTACTATTTGTGAAAGAAAAATAGATATAAATGATTTACCATCTTTACAAATATCAGCATCAACTTCAGATGTATCTTGTTTTGGTGATTCAAATGGTGTCGCTTTCTTAACAATATTAAATGGTAATGCACCATTTGATATCGAATGGAAAGATTCGTCAAATAATATATTAGCTGATAACGTTAACGCATTAACTAGTTTAAATACTGGAAATTATACAGTTACCGTTACTGATAGCGGAGGAAATGGAAATAGCGTAACACAAAATTTCACAATATCAGAACCAATTGATATATCTTATACAGTTACAAAACTTAACATAGGGTGCAAAGGTGACGATACAGGTGAAATAAGATTTTCTAACGTAGTATCAGAAAACTCTGTTGATATATCTTATACAGATTCAAACGGAACTAATATAGTACAAACCGTTAGCAATTCAAACGGTAGTTACAATATACTAAATTTAGGTATTGGATTTAAACAAATAAAAATAAAAGACAAGGGAACTGGGTGTGAAAAAATTGAAAACATAAACATTGAGGAGCCAGATAATGACTTATCAATTAATTTAGTGAATACAACCACATCATCAACTAATACTAAACTTGACGCAATCGCTACTGATGGATGGGGTGATACACCAGTAGGTAACCCAGCACCAGGTAACACTTACGAATTTATATGGCAAGTTAAGACTGGAGGTAGTTATCAAACAATAACAAATAACCCATCAATTGGTGTATATTCATTTACAATATTAAATTTAATAGCGCAAGGTAAGTCAGTACTATATATTTCTTACCCACCAAATAGTACTGGTTTAGATGTAAGATGTAGAATAAAAGGTATAAACGGAAACACTGGTGCATTCTGTGAAAAAATAACACAACCAATATCAATATAATGTTAGGTAGAATAAAACATAAATTAAATTCAACTAAGTCAAAACTTGATATCAATCAAGATGCATTTTTTAATGTTAATCTTTCTGGTGAAATGAAAGAACTACCACCTGGTGATATAAATCATGTGGTTAATGCTGGTAGAGAATTTGAAAAAGAAAGAAAAGAAACAACAATATATAGATTATTAGGTACCGTAAACACAATTTTCAGTAATCCATTAATGAATATGGACACAGAAGGAAATACTGTACCACAAGAATTTGGGGCTACTCAAGTATTACAAGAAAATGGCTTAGGTTTAGACATGTTTGATGAATTTATATTAAAAAACGAACCATTCACACAAAGTAATTTTGGGACATCAACACTAACATTTGAAGAATCTTATAAAACACTATTAGAAGAAAAAGACGGTTGGTTTGGGTTTTTTGAAAGAGACATAACAAAGTTAAGACCTTGTAAATTCTACCAAATAGAACCAACTAGAAAAAGATTTAGTTTAACTGACGTAGATAATGAAAATTGGAAATTAACAATAACTTACCCTGCCAGAAAAGACTATTTACACAAAACAATAAATGGTGGACTTCTCATTATTTCTAGTGAGTCAGTAACCACAGGTGGTGTACCAATGGTTGCTTTAGCAACATCTATAAAACACGGATTATCTAATGGTGATAAAGTTAGATTAACTGGTATGTCAAATAGTGATTTAAATGGTGATTTTACAGTTAAAAGGTTAGGGTTAGATAATGGTGATTTTAAAGAAAATTACTTTGTAATAAGTGTTGACCCATCTAACGTTACAATAGGTACAATGAGTGGTAGAGCCAAAAGAGTTCTTAATGGTCAAGAGTCTGAATATTATGCAAGAATATTTAGGAATATAATGATTAATAAAGGTGATTATGATTTATATAACTTAGCTTTTAGTAATACGATATTTAATGACAAAAATGCTCAATTTATTATTAATGAAAATATTAACGTAGGTGGAATTAAAGATAATTTAGGTAGACCTTTAAGTGAATTATATCTTACTATTGTAAAAACAGATAGTAATTCAATGTTTCATAAGGTTCAATCTGGGTTAGATTTAGAACCAATAACACTTAATATATCAGATGATGAATTATCAAATGTAAGGAAATTAACGTATGATGTAAATAACAGTTCAGACCCAATAGAAGGTAATATAAAATTAGATACTAATCCATCAGCATCAACCTTTAATGAGTTCTTTGGTGATATTGTTGAATATAATAAATTTGAATTGGTTGAGAAAAAATTAACAGATGTATTTCATAGGTTCAACACAAAAAATAGGGAGTTAAACTTTTATACTTCCCCACCTAAAGGTCCTAGAAGAGAAGGTTATATGTACAAACCACATCATTTAATAAAAATTAGAGAATTTTCATCATTTATCGAACAAGGAGATGTTAATACAATTGGAATACCAGATTATGCGGAAGATTTAGGTGATGGTAGATTTTTATGGAGAGACCTTTTAGATATAGGTGTTTTTGATGGTGGAGAACTATTAGATTATCCTTTTACAAATGGTTCACATTATATACATCAAAACTTTTGTTTCATTACAATGAGACAAGACCCTTTTTCAGAATATGATTTATATTATTCTGGAACATTAATAGGTACACCTACAACACCATTTGACCCACCAGACCAAATAGGTGGTGTAATAACAGATAGATTTGGAATAAAAGCTAGTGACGATGGATGCTAAAAGATATACAATAAGAAGACCGACTCTATCTGCGACAACTGCAACTACAATAAGTTTGTCTTTAGACCAGAATATTAATTTTGTTGGTCAACAAGAATTGATAGATACAAAATTCGTTGATGTTGAAGTATCTAAATCAATAAATGAAACGTTTGACTATGAAGTAACAAGATTCACTCCTTTATTGGATAATAGTGATGAATGTGAAAACATAGTATATAAAATAAATATATTAGATAATAATGTTTATAATTTAAATACAAAATGGTCTAATATAGGGTTTGAATTTGAAGATTTCTCCCTCAATAAAAATTCATTTAATAAAACATTCTTAAGACTGGATTTTTATGATAATGATATTGGAACGACACAAAGATTATTATTTTTTAAAACTATTTTTCCTTCTCTTAAACCAGAACAACAACCAAACTCAATAGTAAGTCAATTACCACAACCTAATAACGTTAAATTAAATTTTAAAGTTGGTAATATATTAAAAAATGAATTTATTTCATCAGAGGGGTATTATTTGTATTATTTTAAGGATGAAGTAATACCTACAGTACCTAAAGAATTATACATGAAAGCAACATTATTTAATGCTAAAACTGGTAAAATAACGGGTATGATGTCTTCGGATAACCCAAACGTTACAATTGATGAATTAGCAAAAACAAATAATGGATTTACAGGTAAATTACATACTAAATATTTATTAATTAGATATGTTGATGGTTATAGATATAAAATAGATAATACCTATTCAACTAATATAACGAATAATACAACTGAATATATAGTTGACTTATACCAAATAAGTGTATCATAAATGAAAAAAATTGAGAGGAAAATATATTTAGATGATTACATTTATAAAGGTGACACAGATTTAGTTTTATCTGGTGGTACAACCCTTAAATATGGTGATTTAACAATTGATGAGTTCTATTTAAATGTTTTTATTTCTCATAAGTATGACGATATGGGTATATCAACTAATTTAGATTATATACCTAAAAATGATAGACCAGTCGATTATACCGTATTAATAGATAAGTTAAATTCAAGTGGGTATACTTTTCAGTTTATGTCCACACCAAATGCGACTACTCAAGTACCAGAAGATTTATCTAAACCATATATTAGATATCCAGGTAAAGTTAAATCTGATTACCAAATAGCAGGTGGTAATTTAAGTGGTAACACAGAAGATAGGTTAGATGAAGTGGCTAGTTATAATAGCAGTATGGTATACCAGCCATTATTCGACATGGATAAGGGTGTTTTTGATGATTATTTAGGTAATCCATTTGATTTAACAACAAGTGTATTGAACAATAATAATTTAATGCCTATCAATTACATAACAGATGGGGATAAAAATGAGATAATAAATTTAAATAATCCAGAACCACAACAAGGTGTGCTATTAAGTACTTTTAGTGGTATAACAAGAACAATAACTGGGACAATCTTTGCTGATTACGAAATACCATTAACTGAGTTTTATTATAAAGCACAAGGTTTTAATGATACAAATACTGTTTTATCTGCCGTAACAAAAGAAGAATATTTATTTGGAATAACGTTTACACCTACAGTTGATAATGATATATTAATCGATAGAGGTATAAATACTATTTTTCAAAATCATTTACAACTATCAGAAATAAAAAACATGTCAGATTTAGTAAATTATGGTAATGGTTTTTATAATATAACAAAATAAATTATAATAATAATATTTATTATAAATAATAGTAACTAAAAAAAATAAGTTTTGAGTGTAGGAACCTATGGAAATGTAAGAGGAGCAGATGTAGCACCTTCAGATGTTGATATAACTGTTTTTTATTCAGAAAACAGAGAAACATCAAACACTAATGTTTTTAAATTAGATTCATCTAATCTTAAAGAAATAAATAACCCTAATGCTCAAGGTGGATTTGAAGCATTTGGAGGTTTGTATACACTTAAATTACCTGTTGATTCATTTTCTAGTAAAGGTATATATACTATAGTATTTAAACCTAGTGAAATAAGAACAAAGATAGTTGACTGTGGTGTACTATCAGCATTCCCCGATATAAAGGGAATTGTGTTTGATACTTCAGACCCAAATATAGGTTCTTTTTTAAGTAAATTTGAAAATAATAATCTAGTTGGTTATAGAATAGAATATTTGTCAACCGACACATCATCAACAAATAAAAAAATTAGAAACTTATTTAAAATAGTTACATCAAATAACAGAGCAGAACCCGTTAATCAAAATCTAACAAATACTAGTCAAAAAGCTATTAGATATAGGTTTAATGATAATTCAACACTCGTTTTTTGTACTGTTTCACCGTCTTCACCTTCAAATGTTAAACCTAATTTAATACCGTTTATAGGGTCATCAAACCAAGAGGTTATAATTAAAAATACATTTTTTGAACCATTTGTGCTAGAAGTAGAATTAGTTGATTACGATGTTGAATCATTAGCAATAGGATTATTCGGAAATCAAAGTAAAAGTCTTGAAGATGGTATCTATACTATTTATAATTTCAACAATGAAATATACAAACAATTTAATCTATTTGAAATTAAAGATAGATTTGATGGTAAACCTTTGTTTGAAATTAAAGAAGATAGACTTAATAACACTGACTTCACCAAAGGATTTGATGACGTATCAAATGTTTAAATAAATGAGCGATAGAGTTAAAGTTGTTGGTTATGCACAAAGAGTATTCTTTGATAATGGAATCGAATATAGAAACTTCACTGATGATTTAGTTGGAAATCAATTAGTACAAGGTGATGATGGTATAAGCTCCATTTCAACATTTGGTAACTTTGTAACCACAATAAACAATAGAGGTAGAATCACTAGATTATACAGTAGTAAGAAATACAGTCAATTTTTCTCACTAGAAACGTTAAATCTAACCGAATCACAAGCTAAAAGTATTATAAATGATAATTTAACTGTAAAATTAAATTTAGATACGGCTAATCTGTCCAATTTTGCTTATTTTGGGTCAACAAAAGAATTTATTAGAGTATCATTAGAAAAAATTATAAGCGATTGGCCAGCATCATTATTTTTATCACCAAATAGGTTTAATACTAGTACATCAACAGTTGGTGACACAGTCTTAAATTATAGTTTTGATTATGTAACAAATTCATCTACATTTGATGCACCCACAAATTTCATAAGAAATAATTTTAATATAAATTATTTAAAAAATGGTTCTACCATAGATAGTTTTAGTGCTGAACACAATACGAAAAATTTAACTGTAAATTTTTTAGATTATGTAGTATTTTTGGATAATACAGAATACAAATTATTAAGTTTTAGTGCAGCAACAAGTGAAACAAATGATTTTATTACTTTAAAAGTAGATGGAGACCCATTTACAAAATATAGTAGTAAAAAAATAGAATACCACATTAAACCAAATTCTGTAAATGTAGAAAAATTCTTTAACTCTTTAAATGGTTTTGAAAATAATTTACTTAATCGTTTAACAACACCAAAATATAGTTCTACATATGACATAAAACAACAAACAGAATTAGGTAGAATTATAAACGCACAAAAAACTGTTACATGGCCAGTATCAGATGGGTACAATATAGATTTTAATACTGGTGAATATCTTAATTACGTTACTAATTTAATTGAAATTGCTGATGCAAAAGATGAATTAGAAACCAATTTAATTGTTAGGTTCTTAGTTGCTGAGTCTATATCAGATTTTGATACTATAGCAACTGCAAGTACAACAGTTGACGAAGACTCAAGTCAAAAAATAAATAAAACTCTGAGAATTTACGGTAGAGAATTTGATGAAATAAAAAAACACATTGATGGTATTTCATACGCCAATTCAGTATCTTATGATAAGAAAAATAATACACCAGACCAGTTAGTAAAATATCTAGCTAGGGTATTAGGCTGGGGATTAACTAGTTCTATATTAGACACAGATTTAATAAATAACTACGAAAAATTAAATTCTCAAACGTATCCAGGTTACAACAGAGGGTTAACAGCAGGTGAAGCAGAGCTAGAACTATGGAGGAGATTAATACTTAATTCATCTTTTATATGGAAATCAAAAGGTACAAGAAAAGCTATTGAATTTTTCTTTAAATTAATTGGAACTCCAGATGGTTTAATAAACTTCAATGAATATATATACAAAGTTAAAGAACCTATCGATGTAGATTTATTTTTAACTGTTCTAGAAAACAATGACTTAGACACTGACTTAGATTTATACAATATAGATTCAGAAGGGTTCCCTAAATTTTTTAGAGACACCGCTTCGATGTACTTTCAAAAGGGGGGTAAATGGTATAGAGAAACAGCTGGAATTGGTGCGACACAATATATCTTAGAAGGTAACAACCCACACGTAGGGCCTTATGATGGTGGTAAAGAATATATAAACCAATTAGAAAATATAATACCAAATTTTATACCATTTACAATAACATCTACAACCGTTAGCGATACAGAAAATAATGTATTTACAAATTATAATAGCGGTGTGATAAATAGATATAACGGTAATTTGTACATAGATGTTCAAAGTGAAGATGGTTTTGATTTAAGCGATTTAATTATTTTAGATAACGATGTAATAACAGACCCATGTCCTATATTAGAAGAAACGGATTGTGGGTGTGATGTAGAAGAAAATGATGAAGCTTTAATTATAGATGTAACTAAATGCGAGGACGACTCTATTAGTACATCAAAAGGGTGTTTGGATAAGATAAGTTCATATAATTTTGATATAAAGGACTTACATTACATTTGGTTTTACAAAGTTTATGATATAAATGGTAATCTTACAAATCAAACAAAAGAGTCACCGTTTATATCCAGAAAATGTTGTGACAAAATTTCTAACGGTAAATCAGTTTTTTATGAAGAATATGACAAATCAATAACTTTTAATTCAAATGGAAAAGAAATTATAAATTTTCAATTAAAAAACGCTGGTTATATTTGTTGCAACACAAGAAAAGGACAGTCTGATACAATAAATGGTTGCGGTTGCAAAATAGCTTGCAATTGGATGGTATCAGAAATACCCACAACTACTAGCGTGGTTGTAAATATCACAACTCCACTAGGTGGACTTTCTCAAATAACAAAAGATTTTATAGTATTTGTTGACGAAACTAACAGTCTACGAGTAGTAAATGAAGCTGATGATTGTTTTTGCCCAAGCGTGTACACTACGTCAGAATTTATAACCGACCCATATACAGGTAAACAAGGTTACGGATGTTCACTTACTAGAGAAGGTAAAAAAGACATAATAAAAAAACCAATTCAAAGTTATTTGAAATCTTTATATTTTCAAAGAGCTAAAGGTGAAATACCATGTACAGGTGAAACACCAATAAGTCAATTAAATGGTTAAGCTATTATTTACAAAATATTGTAATATAGTATATTTATAATAAAAAAATATTAATGTATCCCTTTGATTTTAAAAAGAACATATCCTGTTTAGATATAGAAGAAATTACCAACAACAATTGGCAATTAGTAGAAAACTACAACGGTAGTGTGTCATTGTATGATACTAATTTAAGAAATATATCATCAACGATAGAAACTAAACCATGTTGTGAAGCATTAGGTTATACTTTTGATTTAGAGGAACAAAAATGTAGATGGGGCACAGGTACAACTCAATGTGATTTTTACACTAAAGACCCATATAAAATAGTAATTAACCCAAATATTAATGAAGGGGTCTTATTTTCATTTGATGATAATGAAAATTGTGTGTTAGATATTTCATTTGACTACTTATTTAAATTTGATTGTGACGATATATTAGACGCTGTTTTTGGTGCTAATGGAGGTCAAAAATTAATTGATTTAAAGAATACCTCAAGTTCATTAGCCCAACAATTAGGTGATACAATAAATCAGATAACATTTTTAAATAATCAAATAGAAACTGAAATAGGTTATAATATACCATATGTAGTCCAATGCATTAGAGATAATAAAAAAGATTTTAAAAACAACTATTACGATAAGTTATCTACTAAAAAATCAGTTGAATCTGAACAATCTACCGCATTTAATAAAGATAATTTAAAATCTGGATTTTACAAAGGACCTATCGCACCAAACTCATTTGCGATTAATTCAAACATAACAAATTATTGTTTAACAGATAACGGGTTATCAGTTTGGGAAAGTATATTAGGTACAAATACTTATAATTTATGGTTTGCATCAAATGGAACAGACACTAAATTATATAATTGTGATAATGTAACACAATTATTAAAACAAGAAGAAAGTATTGGTAATTTAATAATTGGAACATGTGATTATAGTATATTTGATAAAAATATAAGTATAACTAAAATAAATGAGTTAACATTAAAATTACAAAAAGAAGAAGTTAAGTTTAAAGAAATAGAAAACAGTATAGAAGACATACAAAATCAAATAGACGTTTTAGATGGTGGAAACTGCTCATTACTTTCTGTTTTTGAAGACTTTAACACTGAATTCACATTAGAAGTATTAAACACACAAACAAATAAGTTAGAAACAGTATACAGTGAAAAACTTTTAAATATAGGAAGTGGAAATTTATATGATTATATATCTTCAACATCAGGCCAAACAGGTATATTAATAAGTGGATTTACTGGTTGTGATTATAGCGCATCAACAAGTAACACAACCGCACAATGCTTAGAGTTAAGTAGTTTATTATTTGATGAAATATATTTTAATAGGTATATAAGTGATAACGATAATTTACCACCAACAACAGATAAAGAATACAAGGTTTTAGAAGATAAATTAAATTGTTGGTACCAAAAATCTTGTTGGTTACAGTTTTCAACTAAAATAAGCGGAGAAACTATAAAACAAATTAGAGATAAAAGTATTAATATTAGTATTAAAATTAATAACTCTTGTTCAGATTTTTCCATTTTATTAGATAGAATTAAAATAAACAAGAAATGTAATAAGGTTGAAAACGTAGAAAAATTTATATCAGAACCACCTAAGTTTGAAATAGAAAAAATAATAGATAATAAAAAATCTTGGGTAGCTAAAGATAAAACTGAAAAAAGATTTTTTGAATTAAAATACAGGAACACTGAATACGAATCAAATCATCATAAATTAATTATTAACACAAAAGAAGTTGATTTAAATTTAAACCCAGCAAGAGCAGTTGAAAATGATGTTTGGTGTTTTGTTGATGATAATAATTGTATACTCGAAGGGTGTAACGAAACATATACACCATTTGCTTGTCCAGTCAGTTATACAGCCTTAACAAGTCATACGGCATGTGAAAAAATTCAAATAACTGGTAGTACAAGTGCAACAACTGAATATACGGCTAGTACACCTAATAATTTTACAGCGCAAAATCATTCATTAGATAGAGGTACTATCTTTGTTGAAGACATAACAAGTTTTGAATGGCCCATATTTTGGACTGGTACGCCACAAAACACTTGGGTGGGCCCTTACTATAACGTTGACCATTTAGTTGATTCTAAGGGTAATTATATCAATCATACAGGGTTTGGTGACAAATATTCAAGTAGTGGTTCATTAATTTGGTCATCTCCAGACGCATTTTCTGGTGAATTTAGCGAATTTGGTAATTCATCAAGTAATTTATATAATTTGAAACTTAACCCAAACATACTTTGGGGAGGGACTAGTTTAGATGTATCTGGGTCTGTATTTACTAATCTAACAAACACCACCGTATCTGGTAGACTTTTTAATGGTTCAATATGGACAAATTCTGGTTCGACACCATCTGATGAATATATAGGGGTGTCTTATACATTTAATTTAAGTGAAACCAAGGTATATAGAATAGGATTTGCTGCTGACCAAAAAGTTAGGATAAAACTAAATGGTTCATATTTAATCAATAGTGAAACATCACCTGTTCATCCAATTAATTCGATTGATGGTGTATTTAATCCAAGTAATATATTTTCTAATTCTCCAGATAGTAGATTTAAACAAACTTATTTAGTAGTTGGTATAAGTCTTTATGAAGGTAAGAATATAATTGAAGCTGAAGGTTTTAGTAGTGGATTTTCATCTGGATTTGTTTGTGAGGTATATGATGCTAGTGAAGATGAATTAAAAAACATGAGATATGAAACCGAATTATCTGGTGTTACAGTATTCTCAACTAGAAACCAAATTGGTAATGTTTATACACTAGGTCAAAATAGCGCATTTTCATGTCCAACTGGTTATGGGTTAGACACTTCAATATCTTCACCGTATCAATGTCTTAGTATAGATAGAATTAGTAGAGAAGAAATACAAGAAATTTGTTGCTGCGATGATTTTCCTTTAGTCATAAAAGAAGATTCTGGAAAAGTGGTAGAACTGTCATTAAGTGCCACATCAAATAGTTTAAAATGTACTGATATATCAGAGATATCTGATTTTATAGATTTTGATTTAGTGTCAATAAAAAATACTGAAACGATTAGCTGTGGTAAAGCATATACTCTTGATAATGAAATTTGTAGAAGCTTGGTATTTGATGGAGTGGATGAAGATTTATTAGTTACACCTTCATCTAATTTTGATTTTCAGTGGACAAATACTTGGAGTATATCAGCTTGGATATATCCTAAATCAACAACAAATATAAAATTTATTTTTTCTAAATGGGATTCTTCCATACCAAGAGGTTGGTTTTTCATGTGTTTAGGGAATACTGGTGCATCATTAAGTGGTGCTTTAAGATTTCAAATAAGACAAGCAGCAGCAGGTTATTTAGATGCATATTCTAATACACCTGTAACTTTTAACCAATGGAATCATATAACAGTTACTTATGACGGTAGCGGTGCTAATGCAGGTGTTACATTTTATATAAATGGAGTTGCAGCAAGTAAACCTAATACTACTAGTGGTTTAGGGGGAGGTCCCGTTACAAGTGGAACTATACTAAATTCTGAACCAGTAACAATAAACAGTATACCAGATTCGGGTAACTATGCAGAAGATTATTTAAATGCTAGTAAATTATGGACCGTAGAACTTACACCAGCTGAAGTTTTAGTGGAATACAATAGAACTTCAGAAGTGCAAAGTTCAAATTTAGTAATAGATTTAGATATTAGAAAATCATCATACGATGGTGATGAATGGTCAATACCAGATGATACTGGTAAAAATACTGTTGTATCTAGAAACATGGAAGAAGGTTCAATGGAACCAATTTGTCCAGATAATTCATATCCAGTTTATCTATTTGCTGAAGAAAACAACAGCACACTTGGTGTATATTCTGGTTCTTCATATTTAAATGTTAGTCATGAAACTACACAAGAATGTTGCACTAATATTAAGAATATTTTTACTAAATATTCAAACAAATATCTTCAAGGTGTTAACCCTTATCCAAATATTAAATTTGACCCAAATCAAAAAAAATGTGTATATAATAAAGCAGGGGATGATGGATGTATAAATTTAGATGATTTATTAACAACAGAGTTAAGCGATATAGATACAGTACAAGAATTTTCAACTGTTATAAGTTCTGAATTAATAGATGCTAAAAACAGACAAACGATAAGTTCTTATCCAACACTTAGAATGTTTTATGATAGATATAATAATCATGCTCTTAAATATTGTAAACTAGATAGTTCAAGTTATGATTATTTTGACATGGATAATTTTGGTCAAACAGTTGGTAACTATTGGATAGAGTTAATAGAACAAGTTGTACCAGCAACCACGATATGGAGTTCAACATATACATATAGAAACACAGTATTTGACCAACAAAAATTTAAATACAAATCTAATAATATTTATTTTTGTGAGGACCCATCAGATAAGTTTCCATTTTCAGCAATATCAAAAGATAATTCTGTTAGCGTCGAAACTTTTAAATTGGGACCAAACAAAATAATTAGTGGAACAACATTAACAACAACTGAAGACCCCATAACACTTAGGACTTGTACAGGTGTTTGGACAATGCAAAACACTTGTAATCCTACATTTTTAGGTACAGTTAAAGTTACTGGAAAAGACCAAGTTGTCGATAACGTTAACGATGTAATAATAGCACCTTAAATTTAATTAAAATGCCAAAACTTATTAAAAATATATCAACAAATATAATTGAATCACACAATGATAATATTCAATTTAACAATTTAGTTGAAAGTGATTTTGGGTATGAAGATTATTTTAAATTAGGTAATGTTGAATTTTTTACGCAAAATTATAAAAAACTAATTGAAAGTGAAAACTTAAATAAAACTACAAATTTTGGATTATCTTTTAATTCAGATAAAACTTTTAAAGAGATAATAATATCATATTAATTATGTACCAAAACATAATATATAATTCAAACGGAAGTTGCTCAAGGAATAGCACAACAAAACTACCAAATACAAGTTCTGATATTTGTATTTATGAAATACCATTCTTTCAAATGACGGGAGCATCAAAAGTAGATTGCTCTGAAGTAACATGTAATATTAGTGGGATATCATATAATAATATTTATACTGCAACTACACAATGTTTTGATATAAATGTTTTATCTGGGACTTGTTTTGAAAATATAACCTGGAAGACAAAGGTCCTTGAAGATGACGAGTTAGTTTATAGTGCAACATTCTTTACATCAACAGGGGTAACAGGTTCTTCACCAACAATCGCTAACTTAAGTGGTTCAGTCGTTACAGCTTTTAACACTCTTGGGTATACATATAGTTTTAGTGGTACACAATATACTTTAAACCAAAAGGGGTTTAATAACTTTAAGTTACAGGTTACAACTGATTTAAATTTAACCGATGACTGTATAAGTTGTGAGTGTCCATCTGGGTTTACAGTTACACCATCATCCGATGATTGTCAAAAATTAACCTTTACGTCATCAACAACGGGTTCAACATTTATTAGTGGTGTAACTGGTAATGTTAGTGGGGCATACGACAGAGAAGGTGCAGTATTTTTACCTAATATCAGTAACTATACATGGCCCTTACAATTTAGTGGAAGTTCAAACCAAATTGGTCCTTACAGTGGTACTAATTTTGTTGTAGACGCTACTGGAAATGTTGTACCAGCGGCAGTAGGTGGCCCAGGCTCACCATTTTTTGATAAACCCCAAGTTAAAAATATATTATGGGGGACTGGCTCTACAACAACTGGTAGAATGAACAATGCTGGTGTAAAATCAAACCCAGCAATACTTAATCAATTTATAGGTTTTACATCTTGCATTGATATCAATACAGCAGGTACTTATTATGTTGGTGTTGGTGCCGATGACCTATTCAAAATATCATTAAACGGTGATTTAATTTTATCAGCTAATTCAGTAACATTAAAACCACCATATACTTCGTTCTCATTACCAATCCAACATTTTTGGGTATTGGAATTAGATTTAAAATCTGGTAAAAATATATTTGAATTAGAATATAAGGATGGAGGTGTCTTGGCTAATTTAACTTGTGAAATATATAGCGGTACTAGTATTCAACAATTATCTGGATTTACAAGCTACTCGCAATTAAGTGCGGTTACGTTATTTTCAACATTAAACGAAGTAAATGAATTATTTGACTTAGCTGGTTCAAGTGGGTTTACATGCCCAACTGGATTTGTTTTAGATACTTGCTCTGGAACCACATCAACATGCGTAAAAATAGAAAAATCAAGTATTAACTGTACTACATTTACTGGTAGTTGCAGTGGTGTAACTGAAGTGGCATGTGATTTAGATTTTAGTGGATTAACAAGTGGTTCAACAAATGTACATCCACTTACTGGACAAACTAATATAGATTTAGAGTTTACCTTTACAGCAAATACAAAAAGTTTAACAGGTAACACCGAATTTTTATTTGAAATATACAAATACAATAAAGATTTACAGGTATTTACACAACCATCAGTTTATCAATCAAGAGCTTTTACTTGGAATGAATTTAGTGGAACTAGTGCGTTTACAACTTCTGTTCCAGTATCTAATTTAAATGTGGATGGTGATTATTTAGTTAAGGGTTATTATAATTATGATATATGTACAGAAATATCATCATTGTTGAAATTAAAAAGAAATACAGCTCAATATAAGTCTGGCGATAACTATAGTTTATATAAAAAAGATAGGGATTTTCATTTTGTAACCTTCACTAAGGCTGAAATACCATTTTTAAATCCATCACAAACATTATCACCAATCCTAGATGCTTTTACTGTAAATAGTTTTTTAGTAAATGTACCACAAACAGAATATAACATAGATACTGCGACTAGTGACTATTTAATATCCTTAAACGGTATAACATTAGCTAAAAATTTAGATTATATTATAAGTTCTAACACATTAACAACTGTATTAAAGTTAAGCGCATCTACAGTACCAGGTGATATAATAACTTATGCGTATTTAAATAGTCCAGCTAATAGCTCAAGTATTAGATTAGATGTATTTGATATAACATCACCTATTGTAAGTGGTTTAACTGATAACCAAGCATCAAATGATGTATATTACAACACAATACAGGGTAAATACGAGATATATACAAGTGTTATACCAAATAACTCTAATGATATAGTATTAACATTAAATGGTGTAACACTAGCCAATAATATAGATTATTATTTATCAACCAGCAACTCTAAAAGACTTATATTAAACGGAAATTTAGTGATTGGCGATATATTAAATTTGTACTATATATCTAACACAGATGCACAAGGTGATATAACTACAACATCAATAGATGTAAGTTGGTCTATACAAACATCCCCACAATCTGTTAATGGTGAATTTATTGTAGAAATTTCAGATGATAAGGATTTTAGTAATATAATAGTCACTGGTAAAACTGATTATCTTATTGGTTCGACAAGTTACAATAAAAAGTTAAATTTAGTTGGTTCAGCAGGGGATATCCAATATTACAGGGTTAAAAATATTAAAAAATATGAAGATATATGTAATAACCTAATTGAGACCAATGCATACAGTGAAATAATTGATATAACAATTCAAACAAATGCAATTAATTCTTACTAATTATTTATTTTTTAGTATTTATTATTATATAATAGAAAAAGATATTTATTAAACATGAGCTTTATAATTAATAATTCAAGTGCTTTTGTCAATATAAAATTGACTGAAACTGGCAGACAAAAATTAGCCCAAGGTAAATTAAATTTCACCTCATGGGCAATTGGTGATTCAGAAATAAACTATTTAAGAGAGGATGTTTATGATAATTATTCAACTGATACTACATTATCAGCGACTACAAAAGTTTTACGACCTGTAGATAAACAACCAGATTTAAAATATTTTATCACTGCAAATAGTAATAGTAATCAAAATTTAAATACATTAAACCAATCTCAAATAATAACAATCAAAGGTATTGTTAATAATCAAGCCACCGAAAGAGGGTTTTTTAGTGCCAACACTACTCACGATAACTACATCACATATACCAGTTCAACATATGTTAAAGCAACTGGATTACTATCTGGTTCAACAATAACAGGTGGAACTGATTTGGTTATAGGAACTGGGCACACATATCAAGTTGGTGATTATTTACTTTTAAAAATAAGTAACGACACTACTGGTAGTTTAACACTTAACCAAAATACTATAGCAACACCGCAGTTATGGTATAAAATAGACTCTCAAACAACTACAGTTAATTTAAACGATACCGTAGTATTAGATAGAAGTTTACCTAATATAAATTCAACTACTGCACAGACACAATGGTTGATATACACAAGCGATGAAGTTTATAGTGGTTTCGGTGAACAAGAAAGTACACCATACTGGAACACAAATACATTATCTTTTGCTAGTTGTTGTGAGGTGTCAGCAGCCGATGTACCAGTTTGGAACATGAATAATGTATGGTGTGAAAACTTAGCTGGAATGACTGGTTCAAGTGTAAATAGTACAGTTTCAACACCAAACGAAAGTTATGAAAAATTTGGGTCATATTCTTACTTAGGACAAAAGTACCCATACTTAGAGTACAAATGTTCAAGTAGTGGAATAACAGGTAGTGACCCATGTGCAGAACCAGGTCAATCAATTGTTGACTCAACTAAAAAATCATTATCTATTTTACATTATACAAATAATTCTACATCAAATTTTTATGGTGAATATTTTTATATTGACGGTTTAAACAATAAAACACTAAAACTACATTTACCAGACTTAATGTATCATAGAAGAAATTTTGGTACTGAAAGCGGCAGCACAATGGGTATGGATTTTATTGCAACTGGTTCAACTAAATTAATTGGTGATAGCAAGGTAGAATATGTTGATTTAATTGAAGACCCAACTAAAGTGGATGGTACAGCTAGAGTAGTAGGTAAAGTTTTACCACAATACAAAACAGTAGTATTTAGTGACGATGAAATAGTAGCGGCTACATCTTATAAATCAAACAGAAACTGGACACTACCACACCTTTCTGCAAATCTTATGTCATCAGCAAGTGGTGCTTCAAATGGTGTATTAGGTACTAAAAAAACAATGTATTTAACATACACATTTGAAAATTCAATTAGCACAGGGTTAACAACAACATTACCTTGTCAATACTATACTAAAATAAGTAACAATACTTCAGCAAGTAAAGACGTTGAATTTAGATTAAATGATATTGACTTATTACCATACATGAGAAAAGAAGAAAAAGCTGGTTATGATGGTAAAGGTTTTTCTGCTAGAGAATTTAAAGTAATATATCAAATAGTAGACGATGTTTCAGATAGACCATTACCAGATGCTTGGAAAGTTCATGATTTTACAAATACAGCTATTACAGTAAGTACTAATGAAACTATTGAACCAAAACTATTAGAAAGACAAACGCCTAGTTTAAACAGTTTTTTAATTGACCAAACCAAATTTACTGGAGATAGTACTTTTAGTATCATAAATTCACTAAGCATGGCTACCAACTCAAATCCAGATGATTTGCAATTTGGTGATGAGAAATTCTTTTATGGTAACTTAGAAACATATATAGGGGCAAGTATATACAAAACAACATTTAGAATAGATGTATCAGCCGATAACTTCAAAAGCACTGGAAACCCAACTAGGTCTAACGCAAGTGTAAATGAACCAGATATTAGAGTTACCGAAGTTGGTATATATGACAGTGTTGGCGCATTAGTAATGATTGGTAAATTAAGTAAACCAGTTTTACTATCTGCTGGCAATACAATAACATTTGAATTATCTATGGATTTTTAACGATGGGATTTTTAAAGAATACAAGTACAATAGAATTAAAGGCTAAACTAACACCAGAAGGTAGAGCTAAATTAATAAGCAATAACAATGCCTTAATAACATCTTTTAGTTTAGGTGATTCAGATGCATATTATGCAGTATATAGTGGTTTGACTGGAGGTCAAGTACCAGAATTTTCTGGTGATAATAATGGTAACAATACCAATAACGGTGGTGTAAATTATGTCTTAAGAAGTACACTAAAATTAAACGCTGCTACTGATAAAAAATCTGTTAACCCAGCATCAATAACCGTCAATAGTAAAAATAATTTATTAGGGTATAAAACTATTAAATTTAGTGGAGGTTCAATCACACAAAATAAAATAACTTTAACTGATTTAAACACCGATACAAATGTTAATTTATTTTATTCATTTGGACTACCAATAACTAGTGGTGAATTTAATAAATTTACAGGTACTACAGGTACATTTTCAAACACAGCTTTTAGCGGTTTAGCACAAAATAACATATTAGTATTAGGTATAAGCGGTAGCACATATTCAGAATTAATTGATGGTAAAACAATTAAATGTAACTTACAAACAACAGCATCAACTTATTCTATCTATAGCACATACGAAGATAAAAACGTATCACTACAAACAGAAGATTTTAATGTATCAGATACATCTTTAAATGTTGCATACTTTGGACCAAATAGGTCATTATTATTTTCAGACGGCATTAAAAAACCAAACGGTGGAGATACCTCAAAAAGTTGGTCAACTGGATATGCAACCAATAAACCTTTTAGTGTAAATGGTAAAGAAAGGTTTAACTCATTAACAAATCCAAACTTAAGTTTAAGTGCTGATACACCAGTTGGTATCGCATATTTAGATAAAGGTTTCTTAGTACTAACGGACCCAACAATAGTTAGTGATTTTAAATTAGGTTTTTCTGGTGCCACAGGTACAACAATAACCTTTGACCATTTAAATGTTGATGTATCTCAATCAATAACTTGTATAGCTGATAGAGGTGAATTTGCAGTTTCAAACAACCCTACATGGAGTAGAGGTGATATACCTAGAATCACAGAAATTGGGTTATTTGATGATAGTGGTACATTAATAGCGATTGGTAAATTAAACAAAACATATTACAAACCAGTTGATGATTTAGTAGCATTTGCTATAACTATTGAGTATTAGTATTTACTTTTTATAAATAATAATTAATTTGTAAAAAACATAATTTACTATGATACTAGGACTAGATGTCTCAACTAAAACAATTGGTATAGCGTTATTTAATGATTTAGGTAAAGAAGGTAAGCTTAAAATGTTACACCATGTAACCCCTAAAATAAAACCATTACCCGATAACAAAACACAACTTTTATTTGAAAAGGTTAGAGTTTTTGAAGAATTCTTAAAACAATATATAGATATTGGTATTGAAAGAGTAATTATTGAAGAACCGCTACTAGGTTCAAACAATGTCAAAACTGTTGGTGTTTTACTAAGATTTAATGGAATGATATCTAAATCAGTATATGAAATACTAGGTGTTGTTCCAGATTTTATATCATCTTATGATGCACGAAAGTTTGGGTTTCCAGATTTGATGGAAATTAGAAAAACAAAAAGAAACGGGCAATCATATACAGAAAAAGAAATAGCAAAGAAAAAACCTGTTTTATTTGGTGGATATCCATACAATATCGATAAAAAAGAGGTTATATTGGAAAAGGTAAGTGATTTGGAACCACAAGTTACTTGGATTTACGACAAAAAGAAAAAAATAGCTAAAGAAAGTTTTGATATGGCCGATGGATACACATGTGTAAGAGGTTACATGAGAAAACAAGGTTTTTGGTTATAACAAAAAAATGTTTATATTTGTGATATGTCAAGAATAGTATTACAGATATTTAAAAATTTTCTAGGTCAAGAACACGACCATAACGAAGCTACAGGTCAAGCTTCGTTTGATTGTCCAGCATGCGCAGAAGACAAGTGTTTACCATTTGGTAAAGGTGATGGTAAACATAAATTATCAATAAATTACCATAAAAACATATTTAGATGTTGGGTATGTAGTTTCAAAAATGGTATGCATGGATATATACCTAAATTAATTAAAAGATATGGTAATAATAAACTTCTCAAAGAGTATCTTTTAGTTAGACCAAATTCAGATGATTATAAGTTCGAAAAGAAAAGAATTAGCGTTAAGCTACCAGAAGGTTTTGTTAAGTTAACAGAAGAGAATAATAAACAACATAATTTTAATTTAGCATATAATTACATTAAGAATAGAGGTATATCCAATGATATTATAATTAAGTATAATATCGGTTACACCATATTAAGTAAGTATCATGCTAGAATTATAATACCATCATATGATGAATTTAATGATTTAAATTATTTCATAGCTAGAACATGGGATAAATGGAAAAAACCTAAATATTTAAACCCAATTGCCGAAAAGACGGAATTGATTTTTAATGAACATTTAATTAATTGGGATAGCACTTTATATTTAGTTGAGGGAGTATTTGACCACATTTGTATACCAAATTCAATCCCATTGTTAGGTAAAATACTTCATGATAAGTTAAAAAATAAAATATATGAAAAGGCAAACGCTGAAATTGTAATAGTTTTAGATGGTGAAGTGTTTGATGATGCTATTAAAATATATAAAACACTTAACATAGGTAAGTTAAAAAATAAAATAAAATTATGTGTACCACCTTATAACGAGGACCCATCTAGTATTTACGAAAGAAAAGGTAATAAAGGTATTATTAATTTATTAAGAACTTCACATATGATACCAGAAAGTAAGTTGTATTAGATTTTAACCAATTCAACAGTACCAGGTTTTATATCGAATATAACGGAGCCAACTCCAGCTCTTCCGTTAATTATACCATCTTTTTCAGTATTTCTTAAATCAACACCTTCAAAACCAGCTGATTTAAGTATTCTTGTATTAATTACATCATCAGTTTTAGATGTTTTATTTTCCATATCTATAAGATAACTATAAACAATTTCAGTAAAGTTATCATCACTTATATTAACACCAAAACTTCTATAATAATCAGCTAAATCAACTATACCTTCCATTATTTCTGGAGTATTAAGGTCATCTGGTTTTAACTGGTTAAGAGCCTTTACCATAGGTATAATTAAATTATCATAAAATTCAGTAGCACTGCTAGGTTTAAGTAGTTTATATTTACTAAAATCAACTTTATAAACTTTAGTTTTTTCTAGCTCTTTAATTTTTGATGTAGCAGATTTTTTTATATTAAACAATTGTAATGCATCATTTAAATCACCTAAAAAATAATAACCTGTACCTAATTGACTTTTCAAAGTTTTAATAAAAGTATTTTGTGAAAGAATACCAGATTTGTATGATAAATCTCCAGCATGATAACCATAATCACCATCATTTTCATTTATACCTAACTTTTCACCATCAAAACGGTAGTATTCTAAATCTTCTCTCAACCTTTGTTTTATATACTTTTTCATATTAGTTACCGTTCTTTTTGTATTGTTTAAATAAATCGATACCTATTTTTTTACCAAATTTAATATCTGTAGGAAAATGTACTTTTGCAACCATTCTGCTTTTAGATATTTCTTCAGATATTTTAATTAATTTATCTTTATGTTTTGGATATAAATCACTTAGAACATTAGCTATTAAATAAGACTGTGCTGTATGACCAGATGGGTATGCTGGTGTTTTAGCTGATTTTAAATCTATTATACCAAAATCAATATTAAGGTTTTTTGCTATCTGAGCAGGTCTAGGTCTATTATAAAAATATTTAAGTTTCATAATAAAGTTTTTAGACCCATTTAGTAAATCTTCTACCAACATAACAGGGTAGTCAATATTATTTTCTTTAAAATAACTTTTAAATCTTCCCAAAATATCATCTGAAGTAGTAACAAATTCTTTGTTTTGTTTTAATTTTTTTAAATACTCAACTTCTTTTTTAGTTTTATTTGATTCATTTTTTGGGAATGGATTATTTTTATAGTCGTTTAATTTTAACCCCTTAAAATATTTCCTAAACTTTTCATCGTTTGATAAAAACTTTCGTTTAGTATAGACTAACTTATTTAATGCTTCTATTATTATTTGTTTATTCATTTCTGTTTAGTTTAACAAAGATTATATAATATAAATATGATAAATATCAAGATAATTTTACTATATTTGTATAAATATAAAGATATATGGAGACTAAAGAAAAATTATTAACAATAAGTAAAGAAATTAGAGACCTGGTAAAAACCAGACAAGAAGAATTAAACCTATCATTTGTTGAAGACACCCATACATATTACATGAAAGATTTATTTGGGGAGATGAGGAGTGATTACCCAAGTGTATCAACAGTTATAAAGCAATTTTATAATGAATTTCCAGAATTAGATAAATCATATCAAATGTGTAATGGAGATTTAATTAATCAAGATTCATTATTAAAAGAATGGAGAGCAACTGCTAAATATGCGAATAATAAGGGGTCCAGGGTACATTTTTTTTTAGAGAAAGACCTATTAAAAATGTATGACTCATATAAAGAGGTTAGACAACCTATATTTGAATGTGACGATGAACAGATTAAACATGGTAATTTAATGGTTGATGCTGGACACGACTTCATAAGATTAATGCATAGAAGAGGTGCAGTTTTATTGGATACCGAAATGGTTTTAGGTAGTCCAGAATTAGGTTATACTGGTCAACCAGATAAAGTTTGGTTAATGTTAGATAAAGAAGGTAATTTAGGTTTTATAATTACAGATTGGAAAACCAATAAACCTAAAAACTTTTTAGTACATGCATATACAGAAGAAATGTTACCACCATTTGGTGAGTATATGGACACAGCACTAACACATTATATGATACAACTACCATCGTATGGTAGATTAATATTAGATATGTTAAAAGGTACGAAATATGAAGATATAAAGTTCCTTGGTTGTATTATTGTACATTTAACAAATGAAGGTAATTATACAGAATATAGAGTTCCAAGAGATTTTCAAAATACAGTACTCACTATGAATCCACTACCAAGAATAAAGGAAGTTTTAGATTATAAAAAGTTACAAATAACAAGAGAAAGTAAAAGACTAAAACTAATTAAAGAAACAATAGATAAAAAATTAAGTAAATGAGTAAAGATATAAAAATAGTTTTTCATTTAGCTGATATACATCTTAGAACATATAGGATGCATAAAGAATATGGTGAAATATTTAAAAAAACACTTAAAAAAATAAAAGAACTATCTAGTAGTTATGATAGAGAAGAGGTTAGAATTGTAATAGCTGGTGATTATGTACATCAAAAGATAACAATATCTAATGAGTTGTTATTATTAGGTACATGGTTTTTGAAAAACTTAGATAAAATTGCACCAATAGTTTTAATAGCTGGAAATCACGATTTATTAGAGAACAATAAAGATAGAATGGACTCATTAACACCTATGGTCCAATTATTAAGTGATTTAGATATAAGGTATTATAAAAATACTGAATGTATATTAGATAATAATATCGTATGGTGTGTTTATTCAGTATTTGAAGATAATTCAAGACCAAACATAGAAGAAGCTAGGAAAAAGTATGGTAATAATAAAAGGTATTATGGTCTTTTTCATTCACCAATTAATGGCGCATCAACTGATATAGGTTATATATTTGATAATAGCGAAACATTAACCCATTTCAAGGGTTGTGATGCTGTTTTATGCGGAGATATACATAAGAGACAAACATTAAATTATAAGAATGACGATAAGATGACACCAGTAGTTTATAGCGGAAGTTTGATTCAACAAAACTTTGGTGAATCAATAGAAAATCATGGGTTTTTATTATGG